CCCTGCAATGCCGCCTGAAATGCTTGAGGCGCAGTCAGGCCGAACAGGGGTAACAAACTTCTTTGTCTTGTCTGGCTCATTATCTTCAATTCCCTCGGTTAAAAAATGTTGCCTTGAGAGCCAAAATCGCGCCTTTGGCTAGGTGCGCCAAAAAAGCTAGGAGCCATATTCATGGCAAGGTTGCTCAAGAGACTGCCACTCCCAGCACCGCCCAGCATACCAAGCCCTTGCATACCAATGCTAGCCAACTGGCCAAGCCTGCTAGGCTTGCTGATAGGTCTGATTGTCTGCCCCTCGCTACCTAGCGGAAGCCCAGCAAATATATTCGCATAGTCTGAAAGCAACCCATATTGTGAAGCATATGGATACTGCGCCTCCTGTGCGGCTTCCTCAAGCTGTTGACGCTCTATCTCTTCTCTTACAGCGCCAACTGTTGCCTGTGTCTCGGCAGGTAGCATTGACATAGCATAGAAGCTAGGCAGTTGCCCCATAGCCGCTTGCTGTGCTTGATAGACTTGCGGAGCCACCGCCTCTGCAATCGCCTTCTGAGCATACCCAGAACCGTACCTACCAGCAGAAATAGCTGGTTGCATTGCCGCCTGTATTGTCGGCTGTAGAGCTTGCTGAAATAATGGGTTGGTTCCTGTCAGGTTCTGCATAAGCGTTTGCTCTGCGGTTTGCAGAAACGGGCTGAACCCTGCCGCCGCCTGTTCCATGCCAGACAATGCGCCAAGTGTTTGAGCAGATGGCGCAACATATGTTGACATATATGCAGGAGCGCCGCCCCTAAACAAGTCCTGTGCCGCGCCTAATATCTCTTGCCTATAAGGTCTTAACTCTGGCGAAATATCGCTTTTAGTAGTCGTAACCTGTTGTTTTGAACCACCACCTTTGCCCATCTTATAAGTCCTTCGCTAATACAGTTGCCACTGCTTTGTAATCCTTTAGTTGACGTTTCCAGCCATGACGGCCAATTATCTCCATGCCATCACAACCCTCAGACCTAGCCCAATCAGCCACCTTCTTCTCAGCTTCCATAAGCTCGTCCATATCTCCACCTGCTAACCAAATGCGGCAACTTTTTGCCCGTGGGTACTTGACTATCTCCACTACTATAGCAGATTTTTCAAAAGGAAAAAACGCCGCATATTGACCATCTATAGCATCCCACACATCCTCTATGGTGTGGCTGTGTCCAGCATATTCTAAAGCAGGCTCTATATACCCCTTGCACCTTTCCCATTCATCCGATAATGACATAGCCTATATCCGTGCTGTGTCCGTTGTTTTTCTGCCCTATAACGAATGAGCCGTTGTTCTTTGTCTTGATGTAAGGTTCATGGTCATAATAGTTTGTGCTGTGAGGCTCAAGCAGTATCACGCTATCCTTGCTCGCCCTGTGGTCTGTTACCGTTACATCAGTGCCACCAGACACCAGCGTAACTGTACCCACACAGTTTAGCTTGCCGCCAACAGTCAGGTTTAGAACCTCAGCAATCTCTCTGGTAGTAGCCAGAATAGGGTTCAGTATTCTGAAGTTTGTGTTCAGTCCCATTATCTACGCCCTATCTCTCTGCCATCAAAGTCAATGCCCTGTGCGGTATTCCACCTATTTGACAGGTTCAACTGCACCCTGTGATAGCGCCCTTGCGCTCTGACAGGACAGAACCCGTCTGCATTTTCACTAGATGCGGCGGTCAAGTTCACGGCGGCATTGGTTGTGTTTCTGGTGCCAACCTGCACCGTTACAGTGCCATTCTCATAGTATGGGTACACCCGTGTCACTATGGAGTGTTTGCCCTTGGATATTGAAGCCTCGCCAGTGACAATGGTTGCATCCATAGGGTCGCCATTAAAAGCGTATATCTTGTCATCTAATGCACCTCCAAAGAAATACTGGCCACCCTTGAAGAATCTGCTGTCAACAGTCTGAGGCAGGTTATCAACAAGCGTCTGAATGTTTGTCAGGCTGTCTACGGTGTAGCCTGCGCTAAAGAACGGTGCCAATAAATCTGCGTCAACATTAGCCAATGACCACCTGTCAAGAACATAGTTGTATATAAGTATTCTGTCAGGCTGACCAGACGGGCTGTTGACAGATGTATATGACCACATTGCAACCTCTTGCAACGGGTCTACAGAAGCTGTCATGCGGCCTGCATAGTTTGAATCAAAGTCTGCTAGGAAGAAGTTGTTGACTTTCTCGGAACCAATAGGGTTGCTTCTGGTGCCATCAAACGCATAAAACCCGTCATCAGAGCAATAGAACACTAGCCCACCGATATTGCAGACAGAACCAGAAAACGCACAGCCGCGCTCAGATTCAACTTTGTCAAACTGAAACACCAGAGGAAGGCCAGTATATGTGGCTCTGTAAATGGCACGTTCCATGAGAATGGTACAATACTCACCGCCGACAAGCCCCATAACCCTGCCGCTATCGGGTATATCCTGAAAGTCAGACTGGTCTGTTCCTGCTGTCCAGCTTGTGGTGTTGTTAAAGCCTGACCACTTCACCCTGAACGGAACCCGTCCTGAGCCTTCATCAATATCACCAGTCCATATGAAATCCCGTACCACGGCAACATATTCAGCCTTTGGAGCGTCTGTAGATAAGTCTGCAAAGGCGCTATCTGTGCCTACCTGAAACTTCTGTATTTCTTCACCCAGACCGCCAGCCGCAATCACAGTGTCACCGAACTGTATGAACCGCCAACGCTCATCGCCAGTCAAGTCATATGCAGGAGTGCCTGCCTTACTTACATCGTCCAGTGCGTTTGTAGATGTGTTGTGCAGATACAGCTTGCCACCATCACCAGCAAACAGCTTGGTGTTGTCTGATGTATCCTTGGCCGCAAATATGCCCAGAATCTTGCTGTCAGCTTCTTCTGAGTAAGCCTCAAAGCTGTTCATAGACCTGTAGCCCTGCGCGGCAGGTATGCAATTCTCAGCCGTTACAACGCTGTTATTCGTATCTGGCTGGTCTGGTAGCCATTCGCCTAAAGTAATCATTGTCCTAGCCAAACCTCATTATCTGGTAATTGCTGTGTCCAAATCTCAGAACCTACTGTCTGGTCTGTCCATATCTCTGTGCCAATAGCCACATTCACCCAATCCTCGCCAAGTATCTTGATTATGGTATCAGTCGCCGCCTCAATGTTAGCAACACTAGACATTGCAAATGTAACTTGATTTTCTGACGAAGATGTAATCTCAAAGTCTGCGGATGCTTCTGCCGCTAAGACAAAGTTGGCTATGGCGGTTGTTGTTAGGCTTGTGTCAACGGATGCCCCTACTTGGCGTATCGGTGTGCTGTCAGCAGTAACAGTAACGGAGAGACTGACAGATGAACCAACTTGCCTGATATGAGTTATAACAGCCGTAATACTGCCAGCGCCAGTGACACTAGCCTCAAAGTGTAAAACCCTCTGCAATTCTGTGAGGGTTGTCACCGCTAAATCTACTGAAGAAACCGCACTGTGAAGCGTAAGGTTGTCTAACTGGTCTAGCGTACCATAGCTATCCAGCGCATCCATTACACCCCAAGTATCTAGTTCCTTCAGCGTGGCCATAGCTAACCTATGCGGCTGTAATGTCTAAATCACCTGTGGCGATTTTAAGGATGTCACCAGTGGCCACTGACTTAGCAGTTGTGAACGCACCGTGAATAAGCAAGTTGCCGCCAGAACTGGCATCAAACAAACCAAAATGCGATACGCTACCCCATGAACCTGTCGCCGCGCTAAACTCTATGCCTGCGCTGTTTGATGTGGTTCCGCTTGCCGCCGCGCTGAATGTCGCGCTAACTCTAGCATAACCATTGCCAGTAAGCTCTGTGCCACTGTTGTCATCATTGAATGATGCTGTTGACAAGCCTACATATACGGCTGAGGGCATGGTATATGCACCCGTGCCTAGTATGTGGTCTAGGATTTCGTTTTCGAGATAATCACTCATTGCTGACATATTAAGTCTCCGCTACTGAATTTTGCTGTGAATAAACTGACTTGATTTGCAGGGAACCTGTGCCGTAGTGGCTTCTCTGCTCATCTACCTTTATTTCCTCCAAGATGCGGCTAAACTTAGCATCATACTGAGCCGCCCGTGCCTCATCTAGCAGATAGCTGTAAGCCTCAGCCAAGCTACCATACAAGTACAAGTCAGGACTTCTCAGAAACAGTGTTGGGGTAGTTGACGCACTCAATGCAGGCAGTGAACCAATATATACAATCTCAGCCGTGTATGCGCTGTCTGGAATCGGGCGTAGTTTTAGCTCTACCCCGACAACGCTATATCCCTCTGGCTTACCCTGACCGTTGCTAGAATACATGCTATCTAGCCCTGATGGGCTGTAATACTT